GAAGTGCTGATATTGTTGCATACGGACTTACCGAGTATGATTATAGGAATTACTTCAACCCGATAGATGATGAGAGGTTATCCTTTCACCCGGTAGAGTATGACGAACGGTGGATAAACAATATATATCTTCCGAGGTTAGAGTACTTTGCAGAATGCTTGAAGAAAGGAGTAATGCCAAGATGTTTGAAGCAGTAGGTGAAATATATAAAGTCAAGGACGGCCGTGCAATTATAGTTGCTGACATAGACCCTTACAAGGCAGAACGGCAGGAAATAAAAAGTTGCTTAGTTCGGTATGATGACGGACGACATATATCAGCTGATCAGAGACGAAAAATATACGCCACAATTGCGGACATAGCAGAATATACCGGTAATGCTCCTGAAATGGAAAAGGCTTTGCAGAAATTCTTTTACATAGAGCGGTACGGGGTGGATTATTTCAGCCTTTCAAATTGTACTGTGACAGAAGCAAGAGAGTTTATCAACTATCTTATAGACTTCTGCTTTGAGAATAATATCGGAACCCGGGACACTCTTTTGAATCGTACCGATGACATAAGCAGATATTTGTATTCTTGTCTCATAAATCGTAAATGTGCGGTATGTAATCAGAGGGCAGATATTCATCATTGCGAGGGTTCGCGTATCGGTATGGGTTTCAACCGCCGTAAGGTAAACAATATCGGAAGATTTGCTATAGCTCTTTGTCGAAAGTGTCACAGTATTGCACATAACGATGAAAAAGGATTCTTTGAAAGAAATCATATCTACGGTGTACAGCTTGATGCATATGCCGTAAAGAAATTAAAACTGTGAGGTGGTTTTATGAAGAAACCGACACAATGCGAAAGAATTATACAGTATATGAAAGATTTCGGAAGTATAACAACGCTACAAGCATTTACGGATTTGGGCTGTACGAGACTTGCAAGTAGGGTTAATGATTTAAGGAATCAAGGCTATGACATAAAGAGCGAATTTGTTTCAGGGAAGAACAGATATGATGAAACGGTGAGCTACAAAAAGTATTATTTAGGAGAGATTTAAATTGTATGGAAGAGGTAAAGTGGATAAAAATTCACGTTAATATGTTTTCAAACAGAAAGATAAAATTGATACGTTCTATGAAAAACGGAGATAGTTTTGTACTTCTGTGGACGATGCTTCTTACTGCTGCCGGTCGATGTAATGCTGATGGGAAATTATACATAGCGGATGGCGTTCCTTATACAGAGGATATGTTTGCTACAGAGTTCGATATGAAGGTTTCTATTGTCAGAGATGCATTGCAAGAATTTGAGAAATTCAAGATGATTTCCCGAATTGATGGGGTTTATTGCGTTCTCGGTTGGAGCGAATATCAAAATATAGAAGGCATGGATAAGATAAGAGAACAGACGCGAAAACGCGTTGAGAAGTACCGCGACAAGAAAGAAATTGCAATAAAGGACAACGTTACTTGTAACGCTAAAGTAACTCCGTGTAACGTTACAAGTAACGTTACGGTAACGCAATGTAACGCAACAGATATAGAAATAGATAAAGAAGAAAGAAATAAGAATATATTATCTACTACTATTAAGGCGTACGAGAAGCATATTGGAGCAATTACCGAAGTGACAGCTGAAGCTATTTCGGAGTGGCTTGAAAAAGGTGCTGACTCTTCGCTTATTATATTTGCCTTTGAACAGGCGGTGGAATATAACGCAAGAAGTTGGAAATATGCTGAGAAAATTATAAGCACACATTTTAATGCCGGGCGAAAAACAAGAACGGCTGCTGAAAACTTCGGAAAGAAAAAGACCGACAAGAAAAAAAGCGGTTCATATGAGCCTGACGATATGGCGGCTATGGAACGAAAAATGAGACTTGAAAGGATGAAAAATAATGCTGAATAAAGTAATTTTAATGGGTCGGCTTACACGTGACCCGGAACTCAGAAGCACACCGCAGGGAGTAAGCACCTGCAGTTTCTCATTGGCAGTAGACCGTAGCTTTGTCCGTGAAGGAGAAGAACGCAAAGCGGATTTTATAAACTGCGTTGCGTGGAGACAGACCGCGGAGTTTATTTCTAAATACTTCAAGAAAGGAAATATGGTTGCTCTTGAGGGGAGCATTCAAACTCGCTCTTGGGACGATCAGGACGGAAAGAAGCATTATGTAACTGAGGTTATTGTAAGTCAGGTATATTTTGCCGAGGGGAAGAGAGAATCCGAAGACGCTCCGGCAGAAATAGATATGGGTGATGATGACGATTTGCCATTCTCTGTGAGGTGACGGGATGAGTTTATTTGTAGATAACTTTGCTGGTGGCGGTGGTGCTTCCACCGGAATTGAAATGGCAATAGGCAGAAGTGTGGATATAGCAATCAATCACGACCCTGATGCTATAGCAATGCACAAAGCGAATCATCCTAACACACGTCATTACTGTGAAAGTGTGTGGGAAGTAGACCCTGAAGAAGCCTGTGAGGGTGAAGAAGTTGCTCTTGCCTGGTTCTCTCCCGATTGCACACACTTCTCAAGAGCAAAGGGTGGCAAGCCTGTAGATAAGAATATCAGAGGTCTTGCGTGGGTAACTATCAAATGGGCGTATGCAGTAAGACCAAAAGTAATAATGCTTGAGAATGTTCCCGAAATACAGACGTGGGGACCACTTGACAATAACGGAAAACCTATAAAAGAGCGTAGCGGAGAAACTTTCAACGGATTTATTGCCGTGCTTACTACAGGATTATCCAAAGAACACCCCGCATTTATTGAGATGTGTGCTGCACTTGAAATTGATGTTTATTCACGTATGGCTTCTGAGCTTTCAAACGGATTGGGATATGATGTGGATTTCAGAATACTCCGTTCCTGTGATTACGGTGCGCCTACAACGCGTACACGGTTTTACATGATTGCAAGAAGTGACGGTAGAAAGATTGTATGGCCTGAACCTACACATGCGCCAAAGGACAGTATAGAGGTCAGATGCGGTATGCTTCAACCTTACAGAACAGCAGCGGAGTGTATTGATTGGAGTATTCCTACACAGAGTATTTTTGAAAGGGATAAACCTCTTGCGGAAAATACTCTTAAGCGAATTGCAAGAGGTATAAAGAAGTTTGTAATTGATAATCCTGAACCGTTTATTATTCATTATAAGTTTGATAATGAGCCAGAAAGTGTTAATAAGCCACTTTCTACAGTTACATCAGTAAACAGCCATTATGTGGTAACCCCTACGATTATGTGTAACAATACAGGGAATGTAGGAGCGAGCGCAGATTCTCCATTGCCGACTGTAACAACCGGAAACAGAAATTTTGTAGTCGCACCTTCAATAGTTCCCGTAGGGTATGGCGAAAGGAAAGGACAGAAACCAAGAGTGAGCGATATAGAAGAGCCGTTAAGCACGGTGGTAGGAAGCAGTAAGCATTATCTTACAATGCCAATACTCACTACCTTTAACCAAAATAGTAGTGGACAGATAATAGATAGACCCATTGATACTGTTATGGCAGGTGCGACAAGATTTGGTCTTATATCACCTACCCTTATTCAGTATCACAGTGAACAGAATGAGGGCGAAGTAAGAGGGCAAGAACTCACAGAACCAATAATGACAATTGACACAAATCCCAGGTATGCCTTATCGGTAGCACACATTATGAAAAATTACGGAGGTAATTATAAGGGCGCAGGAAGTTCAGTGGATAAGCCTCTCGATACAGTAACGGCAAAAGACCATAACGAGCTTGTAACTGCTCATATAGTAACGCTTCGGAATAATATGGACGGTCAGCCTATGGATGAACCTTTGACAACAATATCCTGTAGCGGAGCACACCACGCAGAAGTAGAAGCTTTTCTTGTAAAGTATTTTTCTACTGGTTCACCGAAACCTATAGATGCACCTCTTGATACGCTGACTACAAAGGACAGATATGCTTTGGTAACTATTCATGGAGAAGATTATATCATTGTTGATATTCGTATGAGAATGCTTCAGCCAAGAGAATTATTTAACGCGCAGGGATTCCCAAAGGATTACATAATCGAACACGATCCGGAAGGAAACCCATACCCGAAGACAAAGCAGGTAGCGAGATGTGGCAATGCGGTTACTCCTCCTGTGCCGGCGGCTATGGTAAGAGTTAATCTACCTGAATACTGTGAAGAAATACAAAAGGTGGTGACAACATGAGGAAATGCGAATACTGTGGTAAAGAGTTTGAGCCGAAGCAAAGCAGAAGTAAATATTGTAGCAGGGAATGTCAGGTAAAAGGTTTTCATGCAAGCAGACCAAAAGGGGAAACAAAGAAGTGCAAGTGGTGCGGAAAAGAATTTTTTGCACCACATAAGGGGATAAAATATTGCAGTCTTCTTTGTAAGATGAAAGCAGCGGATGAGCAACGTACTATAATTGCGGAGCAGAAGAAACAAGAGAAGAAACCTATCAAGTGTAAACATTGTGGAGCTGAGTTCGTTCCACGGCATAAAAGGCAAATATTTTGTTGCGAACAATGCGGATATGAATATCGTTATGAACATACTCCCAAAAAGAAATCGAAAGGAATAAGGGAATACAACTCCCGAATTTGCGCGATTTGCGGTAAGGAGTTTGTTCCGAGTAATTCAATACAGAAATATTGTTCAAAAGAATGTAGTCGCAAAGCTCAATATAGTAAAAACAAGAAAGAAATCGTTGTAAACTCAGAAAGACCCAAGAAGAAAACTGCAAAAATATCTCCTGCGTCACAATGGTTTGCAAAGATGTCTTTGCGTGAGATTTCAGAAGAGTGTGCAAGGTTACATATTAGCTATGGCAAAGCTTCTTTGATGGCGATGAATAATATGTTGCCTGAGGATTTTGGAAAGAGGTGTAAATAGTGGCGCAGAAAACAGAAATTGTGTGTGACAGATGCGGCAAGGATATAGTAAATCCTATGAAATGCTATTGCCCCACATATGCCTTAAAGAATTATTCAGCAAAGATAACGCTGTGGCCCGTAGGAGAACCGAGAAGTAGTTTCGGACAGAGAGTAGACCTGTGTCCTGAATGTTACGAAGCGTTTGTAAACTTTATGGACGGAGGTGTAACCAATGACTGAACTTGAAATGTTGGAAGCTGAAAAGTACTGGTGTGAAAATTGCTGTAACTGGGATAAAGAAAATTTGCTTCCAGACGGATATGCCAACTGCAAAGTAACCGGAACACTTTGCTTCGCCCAGGAAAGCGGAAAAGAATGCAAGTGCTTTAACGTACCGGCAGAGAATGTAATTGTACTGCCTTGTAAGGTGGGTGATGTGGTGTATGTGATACGATATGCACCAATAAGTCAACGGTATTACATAAAAGAAATCATCGCAAAAGTTATTATCAGCATAAACGAGTATTTTTACTTAGAAGATGACGGCAAAAAGTTTATGTTTGGAGAAAAAGCTTTTGCATCCAAAGAAGAAGCAGAAGCGAAGCTGAAAGAAGGTGTGCAGGGGTGAATTATAGATATTGCACCGAAGTATGTTCGTTATGTGGAATAGAACACCCAAAAAGGGACTTGAACAAAATATACATATCTTACGGACACGTATCTATATCATAGAGCAAGATATTGAAAAAGATGGCGGAATGATGAATATAATGAAGCTTATTTCTGCAATCGAGGGCAGAGGATATGGCTATATAGGCTCCCAGAAATCCATTGATACTGCAAAGGCAGTAATGAACTTTGTGCAGGGCAGGGCTACAGAAGTTGATAGCTCACTTATAAGCAGAAGTAATGGTGCTACAATGCTTCTTACGGCTATCGAGGGGAATAAAAAGGCGTGGGACAGTGTTGATAAGGCGGCAGGGCGTGAACTTGCTCCTGCTAAAACAAAAACAACCCAAGGAATTCAAGATGTGGCAAAAGCTGTAAAAAACACAACAATATCCGAAGGAAATGTGTACACCAAAGACGGTATAAAGGCGACTATAGGTGATGTCAAAATCGAAAACAATATTGTTGTAGATGCGGAAAGTGTTTCTTTTAAGAATGACGATGCAAAAGGATACGGAGTTCTTGAGAAATGGGCGACAGAACTTAAAAAGCCAGTTAAACTTGTAAAAGGCTTGTACAATGAAAACGGAGATATACTTGACGGTGTGGAAACCGACAGCGGTATTTTCATCAATACAGAGGCGAAGAATCCCATAAAGTGGGCGGCGACACACGAATTCAGCCATACTATGAAAAAGAGTGCCGGTGAAGCATGGGCGAAATATCAGAACTTCGTAGTGGACAAGATGAAGAAAGACGGTAGCTACTACGATGTATTCAATATGAAAGCTATTGCGTACGGAACAAGAGATGCAGCATACATCAATGAAGAAATTGCTTGCGATCACATCGGAGAAACCTTTGACAGTGTGGATGAGCTTGCAGACTTTATTAAAAAAGACAGAGGACTTGCGGTAAGAGTGCGTGACTTCTACTACAAAGCTCTTGACAAGCTCGGTCTCCTTGATGAAAAGAAAAAAGC